GGTTTTTAAAATCTTAATCTTATCATCTTTTTTCTTGGTCTTAGCAATCTCTTGCAAAACCTCAAAAATATATTTTGTCTTCATATTAATTCCTCAACGGATTCAATCATCATTTTCATATTGTTATTTATCAAATAAGGAAGTACTAAACCCTTCTGCGACCATTTATCTTGATCTTTATATTGATGGATTATTTTTTCCTGTATATGATTCGGTGTATACGTTAGATCAATCAACGTGCGATTGCGTTGATAGTTTCTGTACCAATCAGAGTATTGATAACTTGTATCAGTACCAGATAACTGATCTAACATTGTGTCTTTCTTCTTGCGAGATAGTGGTTTCTGTCTTTCGCCTTCCACGAACACATTATCGTGCGAGAGTACGTTTGGCACTCCATCTCCTGCGTCACCAGTAAGTATCTTTTCGGTGAGACCTACGTGAGGGTTTGTTTCTCTATACTCTTTTTTTAGTAGTGGTGAGTATTGACGCACGTTGTTATACCTCTGTAGTTGTAAGAAGTCTTTATCTGCAGATACGATCATTACGTTTTCGTATTCACCAAACTCTTGTGTGTTCTTACAAAGAGTACCAATAATATCATCGGCCTCACATTCCTCTACATGTATTACTTTGTAGGGAAAGTTTTCTCTAATCTCATCACGTACCTTGTTGATGATACGGAATGCCTCGTTCCAGTCTAGTCCAGACTTGTCACGTGCTTTCTTTCTATTTGCTTTGTATTGTTTGTAGTACTTCTTGCGCCAGTTGTCCTTACCGTCACAAGCAATGACTAGTTCACCAAACTCTTCTTTGTACGCATTACGATACATCCGTAAAGAGTTGATGATCATATGTCGAATCATATTCTCATCATTCTCTTTATTGATTGCAACGTTTGCGGCAGATAGTCCACCATAATCTACAATAATCATAATTCACCTTTTAATTGTTTACACAATTGTACCACATTATAATAGGTTTGTCAACCCGCTGCTTCTTGTACTTCCTTCGCACTTACAACACCTTCGTTCATAAGTTTGTTTCGGTTTGCATAATGACCACGTTCTATGTCTGCTTTATTCTGACCAAAATACTTTACTGCATGTCCTTCTTCTATTAGGATCTCAGTAAGCATCTTGTCTCCAATGATAAAGTCACCAAGGATACGACCAAACTTACCCTTCATATCTTCACCGTCTTTTGCGGCAAATGTCTTGAGTGTCATATCTTTCTTTACCAACTCTTCTACACGATCCTTTGCAGCGAGTCCAAATACTTTTTCTACCTTATCTCGTGTTCTAGACTCTGGTGTATCGATACCCATTACACGTACACGTTCGTCTTTTAACCACACACCAAAACCAAGATCAATGTCAACATCAACCGTGTCGCCATCGACTACCTTCACAAGTTTTGCTTTATATTCATACATTCGATATTCCTTTTAAATGTTTACTATGAATCTTCCCACCAATAAACTCATTGTAATAATCTTCTCGGAATAATACATCTCTGTCAAATTGTTCTTTCATTTCAAAATATGTCATTTCGCCTTTTGATTTACATAGTCTTATAATTTCTCTTTTAAAATCTTCGGCTCTTTCTTCTACTAATATCTTTACTTCTTCACTTGATCCAAAGTAACTTCTCCAATCAGACTCAGTTCTAGTTCTGACTCTTCGTTTTCTCTTTTTTGTTTTGGGAAGTATCTTTGGTTTCCAGAAGTTCTTTTTACCGATATATTTTCTCCCAGTATTTATATCTGTAATGATGTAGACAAACCCCTGAAATTCTTCAGGGGTCTCATTAAATTCTTTGTCTTTGTAATACCACATACACTTATGTATCAGATTCAGTAATGTCCTCTATATCAGAATGACTGTATCCACATATTGGACAAAACTTAGGCGATCCACCATCTTCTACCAATACAATTGTAACGGATTCACATTCTTCACATTCTATTCTATATTCTTTTTCCACTGCTTCTTTTGCCTTTTCTTGTTCCGTACCCAAGCCTTTTCATAATCTTCATTCTTTGATAGTAGTGATATCCACCCCATTCCGAAATCTCTTTTTTAGTTCTGCCACAACCAACGCAAACGTCATCGGACAATCTACAAACAGATCGACATGGGGTGATATAATCAGAAGTCGATTTCACATGCACCGCCTGCACATGCGGCCGCCGCGAGAGTATCTACATCTGTATATACTTTCTCTGTGAGATCAGTTTCCCATTCCACTTCTTTTAGATTACTTTGTATCTTCTCCCATTTGTGGAGTAGATATGCATCTTTCAGACAATACTCAGTTTTCTTCATATCACCGTCAAGATAGTTCTGTGCAAATCTTTCGAACCTACGAACCCAGTCTTTCTTTGCAGAGTTTTCCGAAGACTCTATTGAAATATCTTCACCCATTCCCATTGCGGTAGAACAAGCAGTCCATAAGTTGTCGTAGACTTTTAGTGCATCAACAACCATACCAGATGCAAAGATTGCACCTTGGTCATACTTCGCAACCATTTGTTCTGCGTCTATAACTTGTGTGTTAGGTGCTTGGTTATAATCCTTGTCACCTGTTGGAGATAGGAATGAAATGCCTGAAAAAGAATAACGATTTTTATATACGTACTTCTCTACTTCATCCCAATCGTCTACTATGATTGTGTTTGATACGTTATGGTGTATACCTTTATCTGCACACAGGTCTTCATTTGTGCCTGCAACGACCCAGTACTTTTGTGCTTTCTTAACAAGTTCTAGATGTTTTACACCATAGAGATCATCTTTGAACATAGAACCTTTCTTTGGTACAATTGGAAAAGAGACAACTACATCTGTCCCACCTGCAGACCACACTGATTCCTCAACCATGAAAGGATTCGATTTCGTAATCGCTTGTGTAATCTCAGACTCCTTATTCATCTGTATATTTCGAATGTACATTGGTGAGTGTTCTGCGTGGATGCCAGACGCGGTCTGGAGTAAAACTGATGCGTTACCAGATGGTTTTACACAAGTAGTACGAGCAGCAGGGTTAATCCCAATAATACTAGCAACTTCTTTATTAACCTTCTTAACAATGTTTGCTCCCTTTTTTAGGATCTTTTCATCAAAAAGAACATCAGGGTTATTCATCCACCCTGTAATGGACACACCTAATAACGCTTCACGATCAAATATTTTCTTTGATGTATCTGAGATAAATTTGAAATCTGTATATCCCGCCTGCATAGTTCCTAAGATTGCAGCTGCACGACATGCTTGAAAAAAGTGTTCTTCACTACTACACATACCACCATTGATCTCTGTCAAGTTACAACCTTGCCAACCAGACTTACCTTTGTGTTGTGGGAACATTCCTATTTCCACACATGGGTTAGTCGTATGTTCTTTTGATGTTGTGAAGTAGAAGCCTGGTTCTCCGAATGACTTGACTGACTCCATTATGTTTTTGAACATTTCTGGTGTTGCTTCGTCTCGAACAATCACTGCAGAGTTATTAGATCTACCACGTTGTGGATTATCCATAAACCAGTTACCAGTTTTCGCGGTCATCATTTCGTCATCCTCTGGAGAGAACAAACAGATGGTTGCGGATCTTCGAACACCACCAGATAGAACTGCGTCAGCAGAATGCATACAAACGTCATACACTGTAATAGGACGCATGTCAATAGGTTCCTTTGCATCCATAACTAGACCTTGTAACATATGTTCAATCTTGTCAAGTGTTCTGCGTAAACCTTCTGGGCCTGGTGCTTTAAATCCACCAGAGATCTTTGCACCCTTCGGACGAATCTGAGACAGATCAAAGAATACTCTACGACCTTCATAGTCTGGATGTTTACCACCACCCACAAAATAAGAAGACATCAACACGTCTAGTGCGGATGCCCAACCCTCAATGGAATCTTCTACGATGTAACCTTTTGCTTGTTTCGTTCTCTGTTGTATCTTTGGTAGTTTTGCAACGTGATGGTTCTGTACGGAAAAACCTGCACCTGCACCACATAGTAGAATATAGAAATATTCTCCAAAGAACTCTGGACGATCTGCATAAGATGATGTACAATTGTACATTCTCATTTGGTGTTTCATTAACTGATCACCACCGAACTGCAACGCACGTTGAGCACCTAGTACTCTCTTTTCTTTATAAGCGAGTCTAGCTTCTTCGATATAACTTTGTAATTTATTTAATTTATTTGAATATGTATTTTCGTGCATTAATAGCACACGATCTACGGCTTCGTCCCAAGTCTCATAATTATTCTCTTCGTCTTTAAATCTCGAATAACCGTCATAAAACTTTGTCTCAGACAAAAACTCACGTGTGTCTGCAAATCGGTTTTGCATACTGCGATTCCTTTGGTTGATTGTTTTTTCAGATGGTGATATTATATATCATTTTTAGGGTTTTGTAAACCCACAATATGTAGGTTTTTTTAAAAAAATTTATCTAGATCGTGCTTTTTCTACCGCCCTAGATCCAAACCAAAATGATATGATTGCGGCAAAGATTGCCTTTGTATCTTCATCCCACAGTAACTGTATTGCCTGATCAAATGGTGTACCAACTTCTAGTGCATTCATCAACAATGTAATTTCTATTGCGGCGAATAAACCAAAGAAGGCATACGTAATGACTGGTCTCACAGATTTCTGTAATACAGATGTCCATCCAGTTGATTGCATGATTGCAGTGTCGTGAGCAATGAGTCGTGCATGTTCTTTGTCTGCACCCATCTTGTCATACATCTGCATATCAAAGTCCATGCCTTGTTGTTTCAACTCTGCCATGGCTTTCATTTTTTCTATCTCGTGTTTACGATCACCCTTTGCCTTAAACACGTCTAGGACTTGTGGAAGTGCAGATCCACCAAACCCTATTAAAGATCCTAATAAACTTAACATTCTATTTTCCTTTCATACAGTTTATATATCTTAACTTATCACGCCTTGTTCATCAACCACTGTAATGCTATTCAAGGTATTATTATAAGAACCACTATTATAATTAACCATTTGATAAGATCCACCAACTGAGTTTATAGTACTAAAACTGGCATAAGTCATATCTGTTGCGGCATAAGTGTAATCAGTTGGTGTAACACTTTTAACAGAAATGGTTAAGTTACCACTGTATGTTCCAGTTCCACCACCAAAAGTTCCAGCGATCATTGAACTAGGTAATTTCACAAAGGACGGTCTATAATCAAAACCGTTTCCATTTGGAATCAAACCTAGAATAATATTACCATCTTTGTTTATATTCATACCGAGAGTACTAATACTATTTCTCCATTGAGACCAACTATAACTTCCTGAATTATCAACACT